ACCAGTAAAGTATAATCAAATTTTATAATAAATATTTATAATCAATATTCCAAATTAACTTGTCTGTCGTTCCGACAGTGCTTCACCGCATTCACTACGCTTACGCTACGTTCATTTGGAGTCACTTCACAATTTTTCGCTAACGCTTCAAAATTGTTCGTTCGAAATTGGTTTGATTGTATATTTTTATTGGAATTCTTCCGTTTATAATTGGAATATCACGAGAGATCCTATATAAAATAAGGCTTAAATGTAATTGTTACAAAAGTGTTAAACTTGTTTTCGCCTTATTTTATATAGCGAAAAAGCGTGTTAAAAAATCGTCCATTTAAACTTCCCTATATAAGAGAATATATATAATAATATATATTGGAATTATAAATGGACGATTTTTGATTTTGCCCTTATTTTATATGGCGAAAAAGCCTTATTCCTAGTAACTTAGTAGACATTTGGTTTTACTATATAAAATATGGTTAAAATCAAATTTTCAACTTTTCTAAATTTGTATTAAAATGAAAATTCAGGATCATCCTCATTGCTCTTAATAAAATCTTCTGCTGAAAACTCTAAATCTTTGTGTCCAATTTTTATCAATTCATTTGTTAGAATAGATTGTGCCGTTAGATATGTATCAGGGATTTTCCATACATTTTTATCATTCTCCATTGAGAATGCAGGTAACTCACCCCAATAATCTTCTTCATTTCCAAATACTTCTTTATTATATTTTTCAATGCATTTATCATAGTAGGACTGCGCATTTTCATTTATACAAGTTACTACGTTTTCATTTAATAACTGTTTTTGTAAATATATTTCTGTTTCTGGAAGTGCTTCTTTAATGTCTTCTGGAGTGTAAATAATCTTTAATTGTTTATAACAATGATCCCATCCAAATTGATCTAATAAAAGTTCATTAACTTTTTCATAATATTCTTTTTGTCTGCCAGATACAAAAACCTGAAACATTTTTTCATATCCCATTTCAGTATGTAATACATAACGTTCTGTTTGAAGAATAAGTTTTTTTTCATCATCAGTAGCAATAGAACTTATTTCATTTCCATGATCGTCATATTCTACAATTACAGTTTCAGGTTCATATATAATAAGTTTTCTACTTTTTAGATTGTTTAATGCAGAAAATAAAATTTGTTCAAGTCTTTTATTACAGCGTTGATAAAAATTTCTTACTTCAAACGATGTTACTGTTTGATCTAATTTTATAAGATCTTTTTCACTTGTTTTTCCATAATTATGATTTGTAATACCTAAAAGTTCCCACCAGTTTTTCTTTGTTAATGTACTTGTAAATCCATCTTGTTTTGATAAATACTGTAATAAAATAACTTCAATGCAATGTGCATATATAGAATTATTCCCAAATTTTCTTTTATCATCTTTTTCAAGCGGAGTATCATAAATGTCTGTTATAATAAATTTCTGTCCAGATTTCTCCCAATCAAAGTAACATTCAAATTCTTTTAGTTGTGCTTTTCTTGCATTACCACCTTGAATAAAGTCTTGTTTTAATAACTCACAAAGTTCTTTATAATTCTTTACAGTCATTCCAACTTTTAACTTTGATGTATTGATTTTTAATGGTACTTTTGGCTTTGTTATTTTAGTAGTTGACGACTTTGTAGTTTTCTTTTTAGTGGTACTTGATGATTTACTTTGTTTATTAGTTTCTTTTGGCATTATATTATTTTCCTCCTTTAATTGGTTCTTCTTGTTTTTATTTTTAGTTATTCTGAAAATATGTTATTTCCAGTTGTATATTTATTTAGTTTCAAATATTTCTTCTAAATTACTTCTCTTTACATTTTGAAAAAATACTATTGTATTCTTATTCAGTTAGTGGTCTTTCTAAATCATATTCGTATTTAGGTTCAGATAGTTTTTGTGGTCCATTTGGATTATCTGGATCAACTGGTTCACAATAGAAATATTCTTCCTTACGTTTATATGCCTGTTCTGCTAACTCTGTCATATTAGGTTTTAAGTAAGGTTGTGGTCCACCGTAAGGACATGTTGAGATGTGCTTATTAGAAACCTGTTTCTTAAATAGTGATTGTAAATCTGATAAAGACTTTATTTGTTCCATGATCCTGTTAACCTCATAATATATTCTTTGTATAATGTTGGCGATGCTTCCTTTAGTAATTCTTCTAATTCTTTAATAGGTTTGTTCCAAATACATACGGTGAATGGTGCTTGACAACCATCGTAGTATTCTGCATAAAATTTTACTTTTGAATCTGGGATTACTTCGATTCTATCATAGTTTGCCCTTGCTACTCCAAATGCTGATTCACCATAACCAGATTTTGAAATTGCCTCTTCAAATTTATCAAGTTCATCATCTAATGATGAATCCCCTTTGTACCAAAGCTCAGATAATAGTTTAACTAAAACTTCAAAATTATGTTTTTCATTCATTTTTTACATTCCTTTCTTGAGATGTGATTAGTGGATTCAATATAGACTTCTAAATGGAATTTTATTTTATTCTTAGGAATTAAATTTAATGTGAAATGAGAAGTCTATTAGTTTAATGTAATTTTGAGTTAGATTTGAGTTAGATTT